CTGTACCTAAACACCATAACTCGAAGAGTGTAGCCTTCTCATTACAGTCTAGTTTTCCCCAGTCCATGTCATTTAATAGATCACGACCATAGACTTTAAACCATGGCATAGACTTATGTTTGTAGAGTTGGTATTTCTCCCAGTTCTTTATCTTCATATTTCCTCCTAAAATGGTGGCTTACCAAATGCCTCGGTAAACTTATTAAAATCAAACTTTATCTTTTTTATAGTAAAGCCAGGCTTATTGCTGATAAATTCTTTTGCTTCCAGGTACGTACGAAACTGCCTGATTGCTTTTCCTTCATCATCAAAAACCGTATGACTAAGCCTTGTTTTGAAAGTAGTGCTCAATCTGTATGGCCCTATAGTATGGTATTGGTTTATCTGGTTGCTTTCCCCATTTAGATACTGCCTGGGTACTTACATCCAGAGCCTTTGCTAGTTCTCTTCGGCTATTGTTAAATTTAGCCATTGCTTCTAAGTATGTCATTTATTTCTTACCTTTCTCGTGATTTGACATTTATAGTAATATATCATATATTTTTAATCATGCAACATAGTTTAAAAAAAAGTTGCACATTTTTATTTTAATATGGTAATATACACATACAACATAACAACAAAGGAGAAAATATTATGTTAGTACAATTTGAATCATTTATTTACGGTGAAGATAAATACAGAGGTGAAGTAGAAATACCTTTAAATATAGAAGCTTCTGTTACTGCTGAAAAAGACCCATATGCAACTGGTGATAGTCCTACTATGTATCATGTAGAACTTAAATCAGTTATTGTTCGTGATCCTGAAAACTATTACATTGCATCAGATTGCCCTGGCACTGATGGAGAAAATATTGTTGATAAATTAGATCCATCTGATATTGAAGAGTTTGAAGAATTAGCTATTAAGGAGGTTGCATAATGAGTCAAGCTAAAGAACAATTTGAACAATTACAGTGGGCCATTCAATCATCAACCAATGATCTACATGATCTCATTGCTAGAATGGATGCAAGAGATGCAGCATGGGCTCAGAAACAATTAGAAGAACAGGAGCAAAAAGAGAATGAGTAAATATCAAGAATTAAGAAACATAGATGTACACGCATTAGGCCTAGTCCAAAAGAAGGGTAATCTCGATTACCTTTCCTGGGCTGGTGCTCTTGATCTATTGTTAAAAGAAGATGAATCAGCAACATATACTTATGATGAGTCTCAGGTTTTACCTGATGGAAGTGTTATGGTCGCAACAACTGTACGAGCTCTAGGTAAAGAACAATCAATGATATTACCTGTGCTTGATTTTAGAAATAAGGCCATACCTAACCCAAATGCTTTCCAAGTGAATACAGCTTACCAAAGATGCTTAGCTAAAAATATCAGTGTAATCAGTGGCATAGGCCTATCATTGTACCTAGGTGAGATCGGTGTCAATGAGGATGTAATGAAAGAAAAGCAAGAAGTTTTTCCAGATATTATTGAGCAAACCAAAAAAATGATTACTCAGCTTGTTAGCATTGAGGAAAAAAGAGAGTTCTATAATTCCTTATCCGATGAATTAAAAGAATCCATCAGAGAATGGGTTGTAAATAATGTAAAGCAAAATGGATCATCTAAAAAATAAAGAGTTACGCAATAGCGTAATCACCGCATCTCAAGCATGGGATGCTATCTATGATCGTAAAAAGTTATGGCGTGAAAAGACTGGTAAGGCTGAACCATTCTCTGGAAATGAGATGACTCAGTGGGGAAATGACAATGAATTTAGAGCCTTGTCTGCATTTGAACGTGAAATGAATACCATATGCAAGCCTGGCAATAAGTTTGTTGTACATTCTGAGTTACCTTTTGGTGGTTCGCCAGATGGGTATTACTTTGATGAAGAGACTAGCACGTGGTGTCCAGTTGAGCTGAAGTGCCCGTACTCTGGAAAAGTATATCCAACTATACCTGATCGTTATTATTTTCAATGCCAAATACAAATGGCAGTAACAAATACACTCAAGAATTATTTCTTTGTTTGGACTGAAACAGAGACCAAGCTTGAAGTAATTCCATTTAGTAAAAAGTTTTTATCCTGGTATCTACCATATGCACTTGACTTTATTAAAATGGTTCAGGATAATCAAGAGCCACCTCGGTGGAATCGTAAGCCAATATTTGAAAAGGAGTAATACATGGCGGAACAATCAAAAGATCGTTTAGTACTATTTAGAAACGAGAACAAAATTAAAGACAATCAACCAGACATGCGAGGTGAGTTTACACTTGCAGGCATAGAGTTTGAATATGCACTCTGGAAGCAAACAAGTCAAAAAGGCAATGAATATTATTCAGGGCCAATAACTAAGAAAGAAGAACAGTCTGGAGGCTACAAACCTGCAGCACCAGTTAAGGAAGGTGCAGACCTAGATGACATTCCGTTCTAAAGTGACTAGGTATGTTCCAAAAGAAAATTTAAGATGGTTGCCAGATAATGCAGTGGTGAATTATGGTTATCGAAAACCTCATCAAAAAGGTTTGGTAAAAGTGGAATTAGATTTTAATTGGATTAGAAATAATACTGGTAAATATGAAAGATTGGTAGGGGAGTTATGAGCTCCCCCACGAATAACAATTACTTGTTGCAAACGTACATTGTTACTTCGAAACCGAATCTCATTTCAGTAGCAGCTGGTTTAGTCCACATAATTATGTCTCCTTTCATTTATATTTGTAATACGTGTATTACAAGTGTAATTATACGCTCACTGCAATGGCATCGTAACAACGGAGGATTAGTTTATGGTACGTAAAACCATGAGATATTTAATTGGATTAGCTATACTTTTATTAGCAATTTGCATAGGTTTATATTATTATGTATCTCAACCAATAGAATCAAAAGAAGTATTGTGTCATAAAGGTAATTTAATACATCGGTTAGGTGATGATGGAACTGTGTATATGAAATTAAAAGGTGTGTCTTGTGAGTTTGATAAAGGCATGATAATTATAGAGGAGCAGTTATGAAAGAATTTATATCAAGTTTTGATGTTTGGGATGAGGAAGGTAAATATGATGTTTGGGCAAATACAAATCCTGATGTGGTTGATAGAATTACCTATATTGCTACACAAGTTGCTGTAGCTTTAGCTAATACATATGATGTTGATAGTCCTAATTTTGCAAAAATGGTAGCAGAAGACTCATGGAAGGTTGCAGAAGAAATATTAATAAAAAGAGAGGAGTGGATACATGGCTGATATGATTAACCCTGACCATTACAAAGTTGGAGGGATAGAAACCATAGATGTCATCAAAGCTAAACTCGGTGATAACTATAAGTTCTACGTTAAAGGTAATCTTATGAAGTACTCTGAAAGGCTAGGCAATAAAGATGAATGGCCTCAAGAATTACGTAAGATTGCTTGGTACGCATTAGATTTGGCGGAAGAATTAGAAAAAAAGAAATCACCGCCAATTATGCCAGATGAGTGGATAGAAGATCCATTACACGATGAAGACTAACGAGCCTTGTGCAATATGTTATTTAGTTGGATTAATAACTATTGTATTAATTATAATTTTAGAAGTAGTTGATATATGGCTATAAAATCACCTTCAATGAAAAAATGCTGTCAGTGTGGTAATCAAGCAAAGATGTACGATGATGGTAAATATTATTGCGGTGTGAATTTTTATACGCTACATGGAATATGTAAGGTAAAAAATGATAACAAAAAGAATGGCGATAGAGGGTGATTGGTTCACTGTTCAATTTTTCAAAGAAGGCGATGGAAGTATTAGGGTAGAAGTTGTACATGATATAAAAAACAAGTTTTATAAAATGTACCCTGATAACAAGATAACTTTTGAGGAGAGTAAAGATGGATAGTATTATTGTAGATATTGCATTTGGAGTTTTATTTATAATTTTATTATTAGCAATGGGGATAGGAAAATGACAGTTAATGAATTTTTAAAGAAGATGCGTGAAGTATTTCCTGACATGGAATTTCGTGCAACAGATAAGGAAGGTCGTACGTTTAAATCAAAAGGATGGAGAGATCATGAAACTAAAGAAAA